TTTTACAGTTACACAGGTTTAAAGGGGAATCACAAAATATTATCACTAGAAGACTTTGCTGAAGAATTTTTTATAGAATATGATGTGCCAGGTGTCATGTTACTAGAAAACGGTAATGTCGTACATCTTTTTGATGGTATAGAAGACAACTCATTCGATGATGAATTATTTAGAAAACTAATAAATATAAAACAACAATAATTAAAATGAAAGTAAGAGGAAAAAGAAAAGACAATGGTGAGTGGATATACGGTGAAGTTTATACACTTAACAATCTCAAGTTTATTTTACCAGTAGGTAGCACTGATGGAGTAGAGGTATATCCGGGTACAGTAACAAGATATACTGGACTTAATGATAAAAATGGAACTAATATATATGAGGGAGATGTATATGTTTCAGGCCAATCAAATGCTAAATATTTTGTGTACTTTATAAATGGGGCTTTCTGTGGTGGAAGATCAAGAGAATTTACAGAGCCTTTGGGTTGGGGTTGTGATGAACATAAATCTGGTTTTACAGGTGAGTTAATAGAGTCTGAGTTTCATACCACTATAACAGTAATAGGTAACAAATTTGACTCAGCTGAAAAAACAATGGACATAAATTTAAACTAAATGAGCTGGAACTATTGGATAGGCGCTAGAGGGGGATTCGAGAATGACTATGATAGGATTTTAGAGCAAGTTTGTAAAGAGTTCAATCTTACCCTTCAAACAAGAAAAGAAGAAATAGTTGACAAAAGACAGTTTGTTGCGGAATGGTTTGTTAGTAACAAGTGGAAGTTTGTAAAATACAGAACAAACAAATCTATCGCCAAAATAATGGGAGTAAAAACACAGTCTTCAATAGTGCATTTATCATCGTATAGAAAAAAGAAACTCAGCTATAAATTAAACACGAAAAAAGTTGCAGAATTCCTGAGAAATTACTAAATTTGTGCAAAAGATTTTACTATGAATAAAGCCAAAGAATTGCTACCTAATATCATAGAAGCAAATGATGAAAAAGGGGCTGTAGAAGTCTTGGTTAAGGTGGCAGAAGTACTACACCTGTCTCAAAATTACTCTCACTTAGTGGAATTAAAAGACACTATGGAAGAGTTGAAAGGAAAATTCAAAAACATTTCCGACAGATACAGGGAAATTCCTACCCCAAGACCTTACAATTCTCTACACGAACTTCGAATGGAGTTAAGTTTCTTGTTTAGAGATTTTACAGATGCTCTCGCATTTGAGATTAACAAATCAAAGATTTTTCATGAAGAGAGAAAGACAGAAGCAAGGGCTATAGCTATGATAGAATTGAAGAATGATGCCGATTTCCAAAAGAAAATAAAAGCTACATCGACTTCAGCATTACGAGATATTATAGGAGCCTCTAGTTCCTACCAAGAATTTATTACGTTAGCTTCTTTTTCTTACGGATTGTACCAAGAGTATCAAAAGATGTCAGATGCTATGAAGATGCTAAATGATTCATTGGCTAGTGAGTGTAGGGAAGCTCAGTATAATGATTTAAAAGATGCAAAATAACAAAATATGAGAGTTTTACAAGCCGTAAAAAGCGAACACGTTGTTGCTATAGATATAGAAACAGTAAGGTTACGTGATGAATTTGATGATCTTCCAGAGTCTTATCAGAATGCTTGGGAGTATAAGAATAAACAAGATGGTGAAATACCCACACAAGAAGAATTGGCAGACCTATGGAAAAAGCAAGCTAGTCTGTACGCTGAGTTTTCAAAGATTTGTGCTGTAAGTATAGCATTCTTAGATAAGTCAGGTACAAAGCTGGTATGCAAAGGGTTTGCTAGTGAAGCAGAAAGAGAGTTGTTGTTAGATTTATCTGATTTCCTAAACCGAATTTCGTCAGGTAGTCCTTACTTTAGGCTTATTGGGCATGCGTCTAATTGGTTTGACTTTGGGTTTTTAGGTAAGAGGTTTGTTATAAATCAATTACCTATCCCCTCAATACTAGACGATACTGATAAGAAACCTTGGGAGACTTTGAACATGGATACTAACAATCTATGGAAAATGGGTAAGCAAGGTCCTGGGTCTTCTCTACAAGCATTATGTAATGTGCTTGATGTACCAACATCAAAAGCTGATATGGTAGGTGATGAGGTAGGGAGAGAGTACTTTAAGGGTAACTTGGAGGGGATAAAAGGATACTGTAATAAAGATGCTATTGCTACCTTCAATGTGTTTAGGAGATTCAAGTATGAACCTATATTTGAGTTTGAAGAAGTTATAGACTTGGACAATGTTTCCAATGGTACACCGGAATCAGATGTTATAAGCGGTGGGGTTCTTCATAAATTGTTTACGACTAAGGAGTTCACAGACGATATAAAGGAGGGAATCAAAGAAAAGCTGAGAGGTAAGAAAATCCTGAAGAAGGAGTGGTCTATCTTAGAAGATATGGTGACTAACTTATATATGAATAATGAAATGTTCAAGTCTGACTCTGACGATGTTAAAGCTAAGAAAGCTGAAGAGGTGTCTGAATTTGTTAATCAATTAAAAGAAGAGCACAATGCCTAAAATCAAGATAAACTTACCTAGGGTATATGATAACCCTAACAATAACGAGAAATTCGAAAAGCATGCAGGAATGCCAAAAATCTCCTACAGCCAAATCGATAGTTGGAACAATCCCCTATATAGAGGTAGATATATCGCTAGTTACTTCCTTGGTATCGAAGACCCCGGAAATGTATTCAGTGATTATGGGTCAGCTGTAGGTGAGTGGTTTGAGCATGGAGAAGACTTGACAGGAAAGCTATCTGAATCTGATCTTGAAGTTCTACAAAAAATTGGTAGGCCAGGTGGTTGCGAGTACGAAAGAGAAATTGTTGTGAAGCGACCTATGGGGTATGTTATACAAGGGTTTATTGATAGAGCTCGTAGAGATCGTTGGGAAGAAGAACACGAACAATTAGAGGTAATCGATTTTAAAACAGGAAATATAGACAAGAAGGCAGGTTTCTACGCTAGTGATGATTATCAACAAACAACTCTGTATACCTACGCTGCAATTGAAGAGGGGGAAGACGTTGTTTATTCCGGTGTTGTTATGTTGGGTAGGAAAGGTAACGGTATGGAAAAATCGCCTTTAAGACTCTCAGGAGATGTTAAAACTATCGATACACCATATACTCCAGAAAGGGCCGAAAAATTCTTTGATAAGACTGATAAAACAGTTAAGGAAATCAGTGAGTATTTCAAGTTTTACAACAAATATTTTGTGGAATGATAGGTAAGAAGTATAAGCATCATAGAACACAAGATATTTACATGGTAGTTGAAATAATACCTCTTAAGCTGGCGGATACATGGACTCAAGCTGTTGTTTATCGAGGGGCTGATTTTATGATTTGGGCAAGGCCTATAGAAAATTTTAAGGAGAAATTTGCAGAAGTGAAAAATAATAATTAGTTTTACCAAAAATAAATTTAAAATGGCAGAAGAAAAAGCACAATTGTCTGAAGAAGAAATGAAAATCCTTATGGAAAAGGAAGCTAAAGAAATGGAGCAGAGGTACGATAACCTTTTCAAAGAACTAGAAGAAGGGGGTTACTTTGATCAAACTTATAGTAAAGAATCAAGAGTTGATATTCCAGGTTCTTTGTTTAATTCATTCATATGGTTTGTAAATGAGCAATCAAAACATATGAATTCCGTTAGACAAGTACTCGGTGTTATTGATAACACTTTAAACGGATTGTCAAACAATGTAAATGAAATGACAATGAGGCTAATGGAGCAACACAAAAACAATGTTGACAATGGTGCTACTATCTCTTTGGATGAACAGAGGGAAGAAGATGCTGTTGATACAGTTAATGAAATTGAAAGACCAAAAAAGAAATCTTCGAAAGGTAAAAAGAAGGCTTCTGTTAAGGTTGTCTCTAAAGAAGCTACAGAATAGTAGCAATTAAGCTTATCGTTCTAAATTAAAAGGGGGTTTTAAACCTCCTTTTTTGGCTCGTTAGCTCAGTTGGATAGAGCATCTGCCTTCTAAGCAGACGGTCTTAGGTTCGAATCCTAAACGAGTCACAATATTATAAGGCATGAAATTTAAAGTTGGGCAAAAGGTTGTTTGTATAGATGATAATTTTGATACATCGAATGAGGATTTCAACAATACTTTCAGAAATTTACCGAAGAAAGATCAGGTTTATACAATAAGAGAATACGACTCTCCTGCCGTTAAGTTAGAAGAAATAAGTAACCCCTTAGTCCCAATTGATTTGGCCGGTGAAGTTATTTACGAAGAACCTGGGTTTCATGAAAAGAGGTTTGCGCCTTTGTTGAGTGTCGACAGTGATATGTATTTATCAATGGAAGAACACGTTAAAAAGCAAGTAGAAAAAGAACATTTTAAGATATTAAAAGGAATTGATTCAGTAGATATTTAATCTACACTTTGCGATTAGTCGCACTTGTGGACGAGGGTTCGAATCCCTCCAGCTCCACTCAAGTCAATTATGAACGTGGAAAACTCCTAGAGAAAACCCACGTAAAAATATGGGGCTGTTTTTGGATTTGACAGGGTGAAAGAGGTCGAAAAGCATTGAATCAATGAAAGATAACTGGAGAAGTTATTGAAATGAATCCTGTTAGCGCAAGCTTTTTAGCTGCCTAATAAGGAGATTAGCCGGAGGTGAAGCATAGTAGCCACCGGCTTTTTTTAGTAAATTTAAAAACCATATACAGTATGAATCACAATTATCAATTTGTGTGCAAGGTGAAGTACACAAGAACAATGGAGAACGGTATTCTGAAAAGAGTATCCGAATCATTCTTAGTTCACGCCCCCACTTTTGGTGGAGCTGAAGAAGAGATTTACACCCACCTAGGAGAGATTATAAGAGGTGAGTTTCTAGTGGAGGCTATAACAAAGACATCTTTCCAGGATATTTTTATCCACGAAGACAGCCCATTCGAAGGTTGGTTTGAAGTAAATGTAAAACATACCATAACGGATGACAACAGTGGAAAAGATAAGAAGGTTACATCTAAATTCTTAAGTAAAGCTGAGAATGCAAAAGACGCTTATTCGAGAGTTATGGAGATAGTTAATCCTATCACGTTTGATCCTGAAATCTCTATGGTTAGGGAATCAAAAATTATGGAGGTTTTTGAGGCATCAGAAAAATCCATTGAGGTAGTTTAATATCTTTTAACTTACTTGTGGAATCATAGTTGGTTTCGTATCTTTATCCTCCGGCCTTATTTTTTAGGTCGGAGATTTTTTAAACATTTTAAAACAAAACGAATGAGTAATAAGGGGAAACAATTTCTATCAGACTTGAAACTTTACAGCGACTACCTCAAGTTTGATGAAGGCAAAGGTCGCTACGAAACATGGGAGGAAGCTTGTGATAAAGTTCTTAACACTCACAGAATGAAATATGGAGATATTATTAATCCCCTACTAGAAGAAGTTAAAACTCCGTATTACAATAAAGAATTTTTGGCATCCCAAAGAAACCTTCAGTTTAGAGAAGATTTGATTTTGAAAAACAATTGTAAATTATATAACTGTTGTGTGTCATATGCTTATTCACCAGATGTTTTCAACAAGGGGTTTTTCATACTATTATCCGGTACAGGTCTTGGTATTTCCTTGAAGAATAAGTTTATTCAACAACTACCAACAATAGATTCTAGAGAGAATGGTACTAGAACATTTGTTGTAGAAGATTCTATTGAAGGTTGGGCTGACGCTGCTAAGGTACTTATAAGTTCATATTGCAAACATCCTTCACTAGATGAAGAATATTATAATTGCAAGATTAGATTTGACTTTTCAGAAATTAGGCCAAAAGGAGCGTTTATAACTGGTGGTTTTAAGGCTCCTGGTCCTGATGGTCTAAAACAAAGTTTAGAGCGAATAGAGGCTTTGATAGACGGTTATTTAGGCGATTCTGAATCAAAACCATTTAAATCTATCATAGCTTACGACATTTTTATGCACTTATCCGATGCTGTTTTATCTGGCGGTGTTAGAAGATCAGCGATGAATGTCGTTATCGATAAGGATGATGAAGAGATGATTAACGCTAAGATGGGTAATTGGAGACAAACTCATCCTTGGAGAGCTAGAAGCAACAACTCTGTTGGTCTTATACGTGGAGAGTTCACAAAAGAGGAGTTTGAGAGTCTCGTAGCTATGAACGAAGGCGATAATGATATCGGATTTGTATTTATGGGGCACGAAGACGAGATGTTCAACCCATGCTTCGAGATAGGTTTCAATTTCTATGAATCAGTTATTGATAGAAATGAGGCTGTTTTCCAATTCTGCAATTTAGATGAGATTAGTGCTAGTGCATGTTCTACATCAACAGGTAAGTTTGATGAAGAAAAGTTTTACGAACTTTGTCGTGTAGCTTCAATAGTTGGAACTTTACAAGCTGGATATACTGAATTCCCTTACTTGGGTAAACAGACAGAATATATCGTATCTCAAGAGGCATTATTGGGTGTTTCAATTACAGGTTGGATGGCTAGAATTGAACTATTTGACCCTGAAATACTTAAAAAGGGTGCTGAAATAGTTAAAAGTACAAACGAGGAGGTTGCAAAAATAATAGGTATAAAAACAGCAGCTAGAACAACGACCACAAAACCATCCGGAAATGCTTCAGTTGTACTGCAAACACCTTCGGGTATACACCCTGAACACTCTGAAAAATACTTTAGAGTTATGCAGTTGAATAAAGATAGTGAAACAGCTAAATGGCTTGAGTCTAATAAGCCTGAGATGTTGGAGGAGTCCGCTTGGTCATCAACAAATTCAGATTACGTTGTATATATCCCTTGTGTTAATCCTGAAGGGACATTGTATAAAGATGAAATGCAGGGCGTAAAACACTTAAAACTTATTGAATTAGCTCAAAACCATTGGGTTAGAAATGGTAAGCGTGAAGACAGATGCTTTAATCCAAAAACAGAGCATAATATAAGTAACACTGTTCTGATTGATAATAAAGATGAAATCGTTGATTACGTTTTTGATAATCAAGACAACTTTACTGCTGTTTCCTTTCTTTCATTATTCGGTGATAAAGATTACAACCAAGCTCCATTCACATCAGTGTTGAATACTGAAGAACTTATCAATAAATACGGTGATGGTGCTATTTTTATGTCAGGGTTGATTGTTGATGGAATTCATTACTTCAATGGTGATCTTTGGACTGCTACTATGCATATCCTTAACAAGGATATAGAATTTAGTGGAGATAGAACTCAAGTACTACTTAAGAAAGACTTTGTAAGGAGAGCCAAAAAGATGGCTAAGAACTACTTTAAGGGTGATCTTAACGAAATGGTCTACTGTATGAAAGATGTTCACTTGTGGCATAAGTGGAGTAAGATAAGTAAAGGATTCAAACTTATCGACTTCACAGAAATATTAACTGAGCCTAGATACACAGAGGTTGACACATTGGGTGCGATTGCGTGTGCTGGCGGTCAATGCGAAATATGATTGTGCCTACAGAAAAAGATTGGATACAGCAAGCTTATGTAAAAGAATTTGGTGGTAAGTTACTGCCTACTGACTTTTATTATGAAGACGGTTATATGGTAATGACAGAATCCTATCATAAAAGGAGAGGATACTGTTGTAAGAACGGGTGCAAACATTGCCCCTATAATATTTCAAATCCCAAAAATAAATAAAAATGGAAAAAGTAAAAGCAGTTGTTAACTCAGCTTGGTTTAGATCAGCTTTATCAGGACTAGTTGGATTAGGTCTACTGGTAAAAGGTGAAGTGCTTTACGCAGGTATAGCATTTGGTATTGGTGTTAGAGAATTTTTACTTGCATTTAAAAGCTAATAATCAATTACTACTACTTAGTAAGCCTCCGCATTTAGTGGGGGCTTTTCTTGTTTTTGTCAATTGTTTTGCGTATTTTTACTAAAACTTTTAAGGATGGCTAGAGAACTAGATAAAAAAATACAGGACCACTTAGATTTAACTGTTCCTGCAGCTAAGAAAGAAATAAATTTCATAGAAAATTTAGATTGGTCTAAGATACCAAACTTGGATAAAAGAGAGAAGAAATATATTGTTCAGAATATACTTAATGACCGGAATATAAATGCATTAGTTAAGTTACATGCAATAGCTAAAGAGGATTTAAACCATCCGGTGGTTAAAGATGCTGTCAAATTATTCCTTAAATTCTACTACATTTTACAAGATAGATACGAATCTGTTGACAAAAGATTTGATTGGACAAAGTTTGATCAGGATGATGAAAATGTAGAGGCAAAGCAGGAAGCAGAAATGGTTTTTCAAGCTGAAGTCTTAAAAAATCTGACTATATATAGAGAGCGTCTTAGGAAGATAAATTTTGGAGAAGAGGATACAGGATTAGATGTGCCTATACATGGTGACAAACCTATTCCAATAGCTATGAAATATGTTATAGAACAAAGATATCCTGAAATTAGGGAAAAAATAAACGAAAGACTAGGAGAAAATAAATGAATTATACCCTAAGAGATTACCAAGAAGTAGCTGTAAGTAGATGCATAGATTACATAAACTCTAATGATAAAAAACCTGGTGTTGTTGTAGCTCCTACAGCTGCAGGAAAAAGCTGGATAATAGCTGAAACAGCTAAAAGATATCCAAATCAAATATTGGTACTTCAACCATCCATTGAGCTCTTAAAACAGAACTATGAGAAGTTTAAAATTGTTGGTGGAGAAGCTTCATTGTATTCTGATGGGGTAGATTCAAAGGAGATAGGCCACGTTACATATGCTATACTGCCAAGCATAAAATCTGTTGCTAAAAAATTTAAAGACAGGGGTGTTAAATTAGTTATAATAGACGAGTGTCACTACAAGGTAAGCCCTAAAGCAGATTCAATGTTTTCTAAGTTCATAAAAGAATTAAACCCCGATAAGGTTATAGGTCTTACAGCTACACCGTTCAGATTAAAGAGTGATCGAGCTGGAAGTAAGTTAGTTATGCTTAATAGGACTAGACCGGGGTACTTTAAACATTTTATACATATAACGCAAATATCCGAAATGATTGATAGGAAATTTTGGTGTCCATCTCAAGATGAAGAGTGGGAGATGGATGAAACCGGATTAGTACTTAATTCAAGTGGAACAGAATTTACTGAGGATAGCGTAAAAGATACTGTGAAGAAAAATGGTATAAACAACAATATATACCTAAGAATAAAGTCTTTACAGAGCTCCGGAGTTAGGAAGGGGATACTTGTATTCACAGATAGTGTAGAAACTTGTGAGACGTTTTGTAATTATATCCCTAAAAGTGCGTATTTAACAGATAAAATTACTAATAAAAATAGGACAGAAATAATAGATAAGTTTAAGTCAGGTGAAATACAAGTACTATTTAATTATGGTATACTTACAACCGGATTTGACTACCCTAAGCTGGATTGTATAATAATGGGTAGACCAACAAATTCATTGTCGCTTTTATATCAAATATATGGTCGTGGTGTAAGGATATCAGAGGGGAAGAAAAACTTTCTATTTATTGATTACTGTAACAACTTGAAGAGGCTAGGTCACCCAAGGAACTTAGTCATAGAAAACTTTCCAGGACATGGTTGGTGTGTGTTCAATAAAGATAGATTAGTAACGTCAGTTTACTTAGATAACCCTCCAATAACAAAGAGAGACTTGCTTGATGAGAATAAAGATATCGATTATGATATGACATTCCCATTTGGAAAATATAAAGACAAAAAGGTTATATTCATATGTAAAACAAAGCCTTGGTATATCTCCTTCCTTCTAAACCAAGACTGGTTAGATCCTGTATTCAGAGATAGAATTATTGCTATATCAAAGCAGTCACAAATCGATTCCTCTAAGGTTAAATCTTTTTCAAGTCCAAAGGTGAGTACGCCCACATTGACAACAAAAAATTCCTTTAAGTCATACAAAGGACCTCTTGAAAGATAAAACCCCCACCGGTTAAGGTAGGGGTTAACAATGCAATCAACAGACTTTAATACTTCTATGCAAAGATACTAAAACAACGGTTTGAGTACAAAAAGATTAGCATTAATTTTATTGTAATACCTTATTAGATTTTTCTAAGTACTCGTAATACATTTCTTGATTTAAGCCTGTACCATCTGGGTGAGGGTCATGCCAAAGTTGGCCATTCTTGTAGATACAAGCATGTGCATCACCTCTGTGACTTACTCCCAAAACTATGTAGCAGGAATCATCGTAACTATGACCATCCATATTACCCCAATCATAACCCTGATCTTCTATCCATTTAGAAAAAGCTAAAGCCCAAGTAACATCATCATCGTTATCAAAATCAGGATAATGCTCTTGTATTTGTAAGCTATCTTCAGCATCTTCAAATCCTAAGAAGCAGGCTATAACAGTAGCGTATGAATTTTCCCTTTTCTTTTTGTCGTGGAAGTCAGAGCTACCAAACCTGGTTTGCTTCAACCTTTTCACGTATCCTATTTTTAGCATATGTACTAAAATAGTTATAAGAAACGGTTATTCCAAAAAGATTACTTAAATTCTATATATTTAGTGTACATCTGCATAAGTTTTGCCAACTTGTACATCAACCTCCAATTTGATTGGGTAATCAAAGCATTTGTTAACTTTGTCCATACAATTATGTAGTATTTTTTCAGTTATAGCTTCTTTACCTTCATCAATACACAGCAAGACTTCATCATGGAATTGTGCTATCGGTTTTAACCCCTCCTGTATCATAAAGAATACCCAAAGATCGAACATTTTAACTCCAGCATTCTGATTACAAGCAGAAAATTTTATATGCTCTGAAGTTAGATATAACCAAAGTTGACTGTATGGATTATATATCCAAGTCTTACCATCTACTTCTTTAGTCTGACGGTCTTCAGCGTATTGCTTTACAGACCAATTTCTATCCCAATAAGCCTCTAGTACAGACTTTGCTTCTTTTTGGGATATCCCTGCCGATTCCGATATCTTAGAAGCCCCAGCTCCATATGTAGCAGCATAGTTTACTGTCTTTGCTACAGCTCTCTTTTTAGTTAATCTGATATGCTCTTCTTGCATATCTTCTTCAGACATGCTTTTATAAACTTCAGGGCATTCATTTATATCCTTATCCTTCTTTTTAAACCACTTAAAGAAGTCTACTTCGTTTGAATTTAATAATCCGGACCTTTTACCAATATCAAGATGAGCATCCCACCCCTTAACATTCATCTGTTCTACATAATCAGGATCGTAATCATAGATAGCTATTTGTTTTGTCTTATCTTCCAATGAAGATACATCACTACCAACTAATACCTTTCCAGGAGGTGCTATCATAACTGATCTTACATACTCCCCATACTGTTGTGTGGGCTTAGGTAGATTAACAAATGGATTAGCATGCTTTAATCTAAGCGTTTTTGTGAATCCGTTGGCTCTAGCACATGCGTAGCCATCATCATCCATATACTTTAGAAAAGCTTTTAAGTAACCTGCTCTATGTGATGCGACTGATAGTCCATCCAAAGCTTTTAATTCAGGTCTTACATCGAATAACTTCTGTATGTTTGGACATAGATTTTTATTATCATCTCTAAGCTGCGGAACTTTACCGTTAGCACCATCTTTATAAAACTTAGGTTTCCAACCCAGTGACATTAAGAATTCTTTCATTTGAGAGTCAGAGTTGGGGTTTGGTTCTATGTATTTTACAACTTCTTTTATCTCTCCATCATAATCTTGAGGTAAGCCTGCATGTTCAAGTAAATTAAACCAATTTTCACCGTAAGCTGACAGTGATCCGTCTTGCTTAAAGGGTTTGGATGGTTTCTTTCTAATAGCGTATTTCGGAACCTCCGGCATTATCTTCTTCAGTTGCTCTATTTTTTCATCTATAACACCTTGAAGAATTTCTAGGTTCTTTTCACATTTTTCCTTATCGATTAATATCTTGTTTGATTCTTGATAGTACAAACACTCCATTTTGAATGTGAAGTACTTTATAACTGATACAACTTGTTCTTCGTTATTGTCGTACAGCTCTCTGAGTAGTGCAAGCATTTTTACCCAAAGGTTTGTGTTTATCTTAACGTCCTCTTCACACCTATGCTTGTATTCTTCGTAAGATAGATTCTTCCAATCCTCTACTTCCGGCTTAGGTACTCCAAACCTTTCTCCCCAAGATTCTAGTCCATGTCTAAGATATTCGTTGTAAAGATACCAACTAAGACCAAGTGTGTCTATAACTTGAGCCTTAAAATCATAACCCAACTTCTCTAAAGCTGGTTTGTCATAAGATATAAAGTTATGCCCACAGATAATGTTTTCAGGGTTTCCGACAAACTTTTGCACCTTTTCAGGATTATTTGTACTTATTATGTCCCAACCTCCATTACCGTTTTGATATGCTACAGATAGCACATGTAATGTAGTCAGTTCGTCTAATAGGCCATCACATTCGATGTCCGCAATCATTACCTTTTCTAAATTCATGTTGGTTTTTGAATTTCTATTTTCTACTTTGGCTTGCTTTGATTGCTTGTGCTTGTTTCCCGGCTTTGTTTCTAGCCTTATCTCTAGATTCCTTATCACCTGGAGTATAGTAATACTTTTTACCGGATGATCCGTACCTAAAGAAAGGGCCTTTACTGTCTGTTCCTCTTTTTATTGGCATGGTGCTAAATTAATAATTTTACCTCTTATAAACAAGAAAACCCCCAATAAAATTTTGGGGGTTAGTATATCAGTGAATTGCGCTTGCAGTAAATTGGTGCTTAAAAATCTGAGGTCTTACGTGTGACAGCCTCTTGTTTATCCTGTTTCTACAAGTGGTTAATTCCAACCGTACACTTCAAATGTACGACAAGCATACCACATTTCAAAAAACATAAAAACAATACTAATTTAATGATTTTAGATATTTGTTTACAGCTATCTCTGATGCTAATCTGCTTTGCTTATCACACCAATTATTTGCGTGATTATTGAATGATTCTAAATTTTCCTTATGAGCTTTTACATGTACAAATTCTATTTCTGTAAAATCTAAGTCATCAAGATGTTCAGTTATTTTGTTACAAAGGTCTTTTATAATCGAATTTTTTCCTTTGCTGTGGGAGAAAAATTTGGCTATAAATTCACAATCAGTTACTATTTCCAACCTACCTATTTTTACCTGCATATTCTTCAGGGTTGTCAGGGATTTTATTATGCTCTTTAATTCAGCTTCTGTTGGATTTGAAATACTATCCTCAAAAGATCCCCAAAACCTCTCAGAAAAGTCTTTGGTAAATATACAGAATGCATATCCACCAATTTTTGTCTTGTAATGGTATGATGCATCTGAAACTATTTTTACGTGCTCTCTGCTCATATTAAAATGGTTTTTGAGGTTTATCTTCAAAACCTTCCCCTTTAGCCACACTGTTGTTTAAAGTGCTATTGCTAAAGTCAACAACCGGCCTATCACTCCCTTTGTCAGAGGTTGTAAAAGATGGTTTATTTCTGGAGACTTTTTCCTTTGAATCCTCGCTGTAGTACATTTTATCTATTATGTCTTCAATACTTGGGTTAATTACATCGCAGAATATCCTAGGAGCTTCGAAGTCATCATTATTTCTAATCTTAACATAATTATAGTAGACTCTGTTCCTACCTTTTAATCTGGCTGTCTTGTTGTCTTTCCCATCGCCTATGAAATGCTTAGATAAATGACTGCATCTCTCCTTGTTTACCGTTGTATATTCATCCATATCCACAACTTGTGGTATTACGGATGTTAGGATTACATCAGCGAATTGATATAAAGTATCGGTATTGTAGATATCACTTGAGTTTGGTAGGAAATTTTTTGGATTAAGTTTAACCTTAGCATCTTCACCTCCTCTCCATCTTTTTTCTATGTCTCTTCTAAGCTGGAAGAAAACAATAAAAGATACATTTGTGTAGGCTTTCTTTATATCATTGCAAAGTCTGTTGAACTCATCTATTTCCTGTTTTGTAAGTATAACATGTATGTGATCAATTATCACAACTATTTCTTTGCCCTCATGTTTTTTCCTAAACTGTTCTAAAAGATATAGAAATTCTACGCCTTGTAGCGTTTTATCTACATCAAGGACATTATCTTGAAGATACGTTTGTATTGCTTGGTTTACCTTAGCACTTTCATCATTAGTGAACTCATTTGATAGTATCTCCCTTATACCTCTGTTAAGTGCAGACTTCATATCCCTCAACAAAAGTGATTTTAACTGCATCTCCCAATTCATCATCAGAACAGCTATATCAACCTTGGGGTTTATAGACTTATCAAGTAGATTTTTCTTTATTAGTTGGGCCATGTGTGTCTTCCCCATAGAAGGTCTTGAACCGTAAAAAACCCACTGATTGTTTAATCCTGAAGGGAGATTCTTATCTAAGTGATTGATTCCGGTTAGTATAGGAGGCACTTCCCCTCTCTGAATAGCCTTTATCTCTTCGCAAGCCTCAAGTACAGCTCCCTTATTCCCTTTCTCTATTATAGAGTCTATATCTTCTTTCCAATTATTACTTCCAATCATGCTACTGACTTGTTTAGTTTCTCAAATTTGGAGTCAAAGAAATCTTTTCTCTTTATGTAGTAGGAGTACAAACGGCTTTGGTCAAGGTCAAACTTAACTTGAAACACATTTGTAGGTTTAAAGAATGCGAACTCTAGTTTCATATTATATTCCATGTTATCCTCGTCATTCACAAAGTGTTCTAGTAGTGTAGCTAGACAATTTTTCTCTATGCCACTATGTGATCGGAACAATGCGATGTACATCTTTGTCTTCTTTTTATTGCCTACATCTTTTCCTAACTTTAGGTATATATCAGACATCCAATCAAAAAGGATTAAGTCTTCCGGTAGTATCTCTGGTGTTTCAATGTCCTCTAAAACTTTAGAGCCCTTTTTAGTCAATCGTAGTTTAGACTCTTCAAGTTGTCCAGCTTTACCTTTAATCTTTTTTAGAAGACCTATTTCTTCCAAGAATGAAATATTTGATTTACCAAGAGATTTTATCCTGCTCCCTAAGTCTTCATTCTTTTGCTGTTTTGCAAATTGAAGTATTAGAACGCCATAACAATCAACTTGATACTTATCCATCATCCCAACGTTTAAGTACATAAAATTATAAAATTTAAAATTTTCTAATAAAACTTTATAAAGATAGTTAAAAGTTATATAAAAATCAATTTTTTGTGAATATTTATTGAATCGGTAGTGGAGGGGCTGCCTTAGCTTTCAGCACTATGCACCTAACATTCATAACCCCTCCATTGTCACAGGTTGACCTACCTTTAATAGTTATTTACCAGTAGAACCAAAACCTCCTTCCCCTCTCTCGGTATCGCTTAGTTCAGTAACAATGTTGAACTCTACATTTGGGTATGGTAATATAATTATTTGGCCTATTCTATCCCCTAATGCGTATGTAGAGGCTTGTTTACCGTAATCATAATGCTCGTCTACTGCTCTTTCATAGAAGGCAAAAACACCATGAGTTAGTAAATCATAAAACTTTTTTTCATTAGACAGTACATCCCAATATTCAATTGTTGGCTTGAACGAAAATTTTATTTCTCCTCTATATCCGGAATCGATTACACCTACATGATTTGTTAGAACTAAATCCTTTTTTCTTTGCGAGCTCCTTGGAAATATTAGACCTACGTGACCTTCAGGTATTTCTACTGCTAAACCTGTTCCATAATCTATTGTTCCATTTTCATCATCAAAGCTAACGGATATCGCAGTCAAGTCTAGACCTGCGTCTCCCGGTTTTGCGTAGCTTGGAACTACTGCTGAATGATGTAACTTTTTTACGTTTACTTTCATATATTTGTTTTGAATTAATTTTCAATGTATGTAGAGTATTCTTTCCCTCTTTCAATAACTTCGTCTTTGAGGTCATAGAATCTTTCTTTTGCTTCCTTAAAGCAAGGCATTTTCGGACGATCAAGAATATTGTTATCGAAATCATAATGGCAGCTACTTCCGTCAGGATTGTCTTTATAAGCGCACAAAGATATGAAATTTTTTGGATGTGCCATAACTGATTTGTATATTGACTTAGATAGTATATGAGCTATGTTCATTACAGGCATATACTCTGCATTTATTTTTCTTCCGCAATTAGCGCATATAGGATTGCTGACTAAATCCTTTATAGAGTCTTTGAAAAATTTAGGAAGACCAGCTCTTTCGGCTTTACGTTTGTCCTTAGTTTTTTGATTGAATGGTTTAAGCCTTTTTTTAGGCGATTTAGCACCTTCAATTTTATGTTTGCAACCAGGGCAGGCTTTCTTACCTTTATACTCACCTGTCTTTATTGTTGACCTAATTGCTACCTTTGAACTACAGCCGGGTATTTCACAACTATATAGTTTTCTTTGTATCAATATATTCTGATAGTTTTACCTGTTTTGTATATCAGTATCTTTATGCCAGGTGTATTTATGTCCACCTCTTGACCAATCATATTTATAACTTTATACACTTCATCTAAAGACTTATCTATTACTACATATCCAAAATCCCACTCAGTACCATCAATATCGTATTGTCTTACGTTGTAGTAAGTCATATCTTCAATGTCTAAATCTATCGCTCTGTAAGTACTTATCTCAGATGTATTTCCGTTTGCTATAAGAGAAATTATGCCCTCAAAAGTAACTCCGTCTATTGATTTGAATATAGTATAGTGAGATGTATTGTATTCAGATAAAGATGCCCACTCAATAATATTCTTTGAGCCATTGTTGTGGCCTCTAAGATACAGGAACGATGCAGGCAGAACTTGTTCACAGAATAATTGCCCAGCTGAACCACTGCCTTGGAACCAGCATATTGGAACTGAATTTATATCACAAATTCTAGGTTGCTGATCAGTTGCATAGCCATTTTCTCCATTACAATCGTAGACGCATTCTAGAATAGCATTTTGCCCACAATCACCAAATGCACAATTTAGATTACCGTCTGTGTCATACCAAGTACATGCACATCCTTTTGAGTTTCCATTATTCCATTGTTGGCCATTTGTAAAATCACAAATACCATCAGGTGACCAAGGTTGAGCTATTACTGTTATTGAAAACAGTATAAATATATTAGTTAGTAGTTGTTTCATTTGTAGTGTGAATTTTCTAGTTTCTTAACCGCCTCATACTCGGTGAGGTTATTAACAATACAAAATGTCTCGAATGGAGACAAAGTATTATTATCGTTTTCTGTGAATGGATTCAAGCCAAATATATGAAATACACCGGTGTCTCCATATACATAAGCTGAGAAGGGGCTTGATGAACCTACTCTTGATAAGCGATAGTTTCCGTTATTGTCAATGTCATAAAGAGTAAATAATCCTGACTTCTCTATAGACTCAACTATACCACTAGCTTTAGCGTCTTCGTTAAACTTGCATATTATCTTGTACGAACTTTCTTTTCCGGTGTAGACTTTCTGTTTTTTGAAGTTGTAATCTAAGCTGTACCCTATGTTAAGAAGAAATTCTACTTCATTTTTAGTAAAATAACTCAGCTTATTACCATAAAACCTTGAGTATTGCTCGTGTATAAATACACCATAACTCCCTTTTGATCTTGTTTCTATAACGCACTCTACAGGTTTTTTGAGTAACATAGTACTGGCAGTCTTCTCGTTAGCACCATTCTCTAGTAGCACTTTATATCTAGTTCCGAGCTCAGGTATTGTTAGTGGTCTGTGTGTGACTTTTCTAGATTTATCTTCGTAATCAGTTCTCAGCCAAACATGAAACCCACCGGACCTAGTTCTATTGATAAGCATTCGCCTTTTCATTTCTTCAGGAACACGACTCATAAACATACTCCAGTAGTCATCGGATTCTAATTCCTTGTCTAAATCAAAATCTATGCAGAGTAGCTTTGACACCTCACCTGTTATTGCTATAACACCTCCACAATCAAAGAAATGTCTATCGATTTCTTCTTCTGACATTATCCTTTCTTGGTACTCTTTCCACCTGATTTTAGGTAGCTTAGAACCGTCTGTCTTTACAGGAATTACTGATATACCTAGAGATGCTAGGGTAGAGGCTTCATATCTATAATCTGTTTTTGACATGAAGCAAATATAATTAAAAAATAGTACAACTCAAAGAATTATTTTGATTTTCCTCTAGCTGGAACAAGTGGATACCATAATGTGCTGAAGTATTGTTCTTCGTTTGTAGGACCGTTAAAGTGTAGATAACTATCGATTTGTCTATCAATATCTCTAAGTTGATTGTATCTTTTATAAGGCAAGAATTGTTTGAACAGTTTCTCTCTTTTTATTTCATCTTTAAGGTTAAAAAGCCCCTCGAATCCGTCTTTTATGTTTCTAAACTGTATCACAGGTTCTGTGTATATCTCTTCTACAGAACCAGGTAGACCGATAATTGATTGAGAAACACTTTCATTCAAAGTTCTAAGTGTAATAAGCTGTGCTAAATTTTCTATGGTAGTATCATCATCATCATCTGCTCCTAAAAGAAGGTGTGTAAGAATTGAAAGGATAGCTATACCAACGGCATCAAAACCAAATCTTTTTAAGTTTCTTCCTTCCGCTTGTCTAGACATCTCTTCGAAGGCTTTTAATTCTTCTTTTGATGAGTTGCCAAAAAGTCTTAACATAAAATCATAATGCCCCTTCTCAATTTGACCGGTACTTATATTAAAATGTTTACCTTTAAACTTCCTTGTCATATTGATTATAAACCAACCTCTATGCATTAAGGTAGCATTTACTAGCGCATCTCTCTGACCAGCAATTTGGTCCCCCTCTGAGATAATAGCATCAACACTTTGATTGACTTGTGCGATTTTAGATATCAGTTCTTCGTTTATTTGGTCGAATTCGTTCTCTGTATTTTGTGGGAACTTTTGCTTGAATTTTTCATTGAATTTTACACCCGTATCTGGGTTTATTTCAAGATTGCTGTACAAAGTCTCGGTGTTCATCTCCCACAATGCTTCAATTTCTTTCTTTACTATATCCTTTTTCTCGGCTCTCATTGCTCTAGAAAAAGTGTTGAAATCGACAAACCTTCCATTGTAAAACTTGTGGTCATAAAGCATTGTCAGCATATTCTTTGGTGTAACCGGTAAGTTAGCTAACTTAGAAGCTGCGTAACCTGACTTAGCCACTGATCTTAGGAGTCTATTTCTTGTAGACTCATCAACTCTATCTAACGGATCAAATACACCATAAAACTCCATCAAATGGCCTAGCTCTGATTTTTTTGCCATTTTACCTGACTCCATCAAATAGTCTGCAACCATTTTTGGTAACTTTTTAGAAGCTTTTTTAGCACTTGAAACATGGTAGTAGTCTCCTGCTAAAGTGTCTACAAGATTATTGAACACACCGGTTGTATAAGATGTTAAGTCTGTTATTACATTAAACTTGAGGTTTAGATTTCTTACACCTTTTGTTATAGTGTTGAATAGCTGAGATAAATCAACTTCTTTACCAAATAAATTAACTATCATTTTTCTGTTCTGCCTAATACCATAAAGGTGGTAATCAGCCATCTCTTGAGCTTTCTCATAGTATCCTGAGACCTCTCCTCTTTTTAGTATTCTAGACTTTCTACCTTTACCGCCAGAATTCTTAAACCTCTGTTGAGATATCCTGTACTCAATAGCTTTTATATCTCTTTCAGAGTTTAGCCTCTCTCTGTATCTGATTGCTGCTTTTAAATCTACCATTGCAGCTTCAATAACATTCTCTGTTACTAATGAAGGGTCTTCCAAAAAATCCTGATAATACTTAGGAACAACCTTTATGTTTACACCACTATCTGATAACTCTTCACCATAGTCCTTCTCATCCTTTTTTGATTTGGCCATATCCGTGAAGAAGTCTTTAATATTAGAACCTAAACCTCCTTTATGGGCATCAAGTACCTTTTCAAAATTGTCTTTTGAAATCTGCGGTCTCAAATACTTATTTCCGGTAATATCATCACCTTGTTCTTTTAGAGACATCTCTCTTAGGTTAGTCACCTTTACAAGTAAATCAAATTCATCTTGATTCCTTGTTGGTTTTAGCTTAGAAATATCTTCGTCTTCAAGTTCTAGGTAAGCTTCCTTGCTTATACCATATCTTTCAAAGAACTCATCATTCAAGAACTTAGGTTGAGTTCTTTGGCCTTTGGCTTTGAAGTTTGGATTTATGTATTCTTCATTATTCACATCTTCACTCCAAGAATACTCCGGAGTTATCTCCAAATATTTCAGAGCTTCATATTGTGCCTCAAGTCCAGGTCTTTTGTTTTCATCTAGGATATCAGCGATACTAAGTTCACCTGACTTCATTGCATTTAGCATCTCTGTATAACCAGTAGGTTGGAATCTTTTGAAATACGTAGCCAAATTTCTTTTTGCATACTCATTCTTTAGGATTCTAATCATTTCTTTTGGTCCTGCGTTTTCAGGTATAAGCCCTCTCTCAAAACTTTCGTTAACAAAGTTATCAAAGGCCTGATCTAGATATGACTTCCTTCCATTAACAAAGTCTTCAATCTGCTGTCCAAACCTTTCTGTCCTAACTCTGCTACGTCTTGACATGTGCTGTAGTGCGAAGTCATATTCTGACTTACCGCTTTCCGTAAGCATTCTTTGGTAGTCTTCGTTTAGGCCTTGCTCAAAATACTGCACAGTCTCTTCCGCTTCCTCTGATTCTTCAAATGGAACACTTAGTGCTATTCTTATGTCAGATATTTCCTCGTCTAACTCTAGTAGCGCTTGTCTAGCTTGAGTTGTCATGTGATGAACATCTGTCTCTATAGTGCTATCTGATCTTCTATTCTGTTTCAATAGATTCTTTCTTGTACTTTGCGCACTCTTAAGCTTTTCTAAAAGCACCTCTTTTAGTAGTCTATCTTCGGGGTCTTCAATAGACTTTACATACTCTTTCGCTCTGTCCATATAGGATTCAGATGTTCCCATGTTCTCATAGAACGAAGAAGCCAAACCTAAATTTGCATTTGACATAAGCCAATCGTATGCAGACTTTCCGTCTTGCTCGATTTCTTTTATGTTATCTGTAAACTTCTCAATAGGTTTATTAGTTCTTGAGTTGTCCTTTAACTCTGCTCTATAAATCATATCTAGATTAAACAGGTCTAGTGCTATTCTAGATTCACTTGAAAGAGTCTCTATATCTTGTCCTGACTCTAATATTACAACATCGCCTTTGTAGTCAGAATCTATGTCAACCGGGATAGATAGCATCTCTTCTGCCGACAGGTCTTCTATATTTACAACCTTCAGACCTGGCTTCAATATACCTGTAGAATCGTATGGACTTTTAGCAGCTTGGTGATCTTTGAAGTCCTTTCTGTCCTCTATCTTTTCTGCTTCTGTTTGTTTACTCAAATCGGTAGTTCCATCCGGATTAATATACTTACTCCTTCTTGATAGTCTCCCTAAGTTCTTTGTAGATAAATATTGTCTAGTTATTTGAGATACATTTGCGGAATCGAATCTTCTGTTACGGTCTTCGTAGTACTTATCCGTAAACCTTCTCTCCTGTCCTACTTCATTCTTCCAAGTTTTAACTGTCTCTAGGTAGTCTTGATAATTCGTTTCATCCTTTATTATCTCATTAGGCTTTAACCCGTCTTTTCCTTTTCTTCTTGACTCCACCTCTTCCACAGATAAATCAGTGAGTTCTGCTATCTTTTGATTCTCGAAGTTTCTTAACTCTCTGTCATACCTTGCGTAGTCTCTTGGAGACAAGTAGTAGAAAGTAGGTTTACCATTCTCATCTCTGTATATGATAGACCTTTGGTGTTTTTCTAGCCCCCTATCAGTTATCTCTTTAATCTCTTTGTTGAAGATGTTGTTGAATCTCCTGTTCACTTTAGCACCGATAGTTGTAACTGTGTGGTACATAAGCTGCATAGCCAAGTTCTTACTGTGGCTTGATAGTCCGAAAGTTTTCCCTAACCATCCTATGTCTGATAGAGATGTTCCGTCTAAGCTGTTAACAAGTTCTTTCTTTTGCTTGTCGTTGAGCTGGAATTTATCGATTATCCTGAGTAGCATCTTATCAACCCAAGCAACCTTATCAGCATTAATCAAAGGTGATACCCTTGACATTTTTACCGGGATATTCTCAGATATGCTTATGATGTTCTTCATACGCTCCAACAATAGTTCGTCCTCAACATTCATATCTACAGAAGCTTTAGGTAGCTTTGATATAATGTTTTCGATTGTTGGGATAAGATTCTCCTTTAATACTTGATATCTGTTTTGATCCGCTGTGGATAATACCTCACCTCTAGCATTTGCTTCTGTGGCATTTGATAGAAGAATATTTACTTGGTTCTCTGCAATACCAACAATTGTATTTACGGAGCTCAAAACATCTATGAATCCATTTACTTCACTAAGTCTTTCTAATTGTGCTCTATTTGTTGGTGTGTCAAGAGCCTTTGAATAAAGGTCTTCTACGATTCTTCGAGACATAGCTAACTCATCTTCTATGCTTTTAGACTTGTTGTCCATTGCATTGTAGTAGAAGTTTATCCCAGCTTCAAACTCCGCTTGGAAGTCCTCCATGTTTTCATTAAGGACGCTATCTGCTATATCTTGATTCAACTTTTGGAGAGCTCTAGTATGGCTTGGCATAACCATCATAGATAGCCTATTCACAAACCACTCCCAAATACCTCTAAGCTTCTCTGCTAGAGACTTCTGCTCTTCTGTTTTATTCTGCTCGCTGAATCTAGTAAGGAATTCTCTCTTTAGTATCTTACCAAGTATCTCTTTCTTGATTCTATTTTCTAGCTTCTCTCCTTTGAAGAACGGTGAGTATTTAGATTTGTAGTACTCGTAGAATTCTTCATACTCCGGTGTTAGATGAATGTTCTGAAGTACTTCATTTATAGATGCCTGATCATTGTAGGCTTCGATTGCAATGTGAGCCACCTCTTCCGATAAGTCCTCCAAAGGTATTCTGCCATCCTTGAATGCTACTATCTTGTTTGTAAGGTCAGCTAATGCGTTAATATCCGGATCTTTACCGTACTTCGTTCTGTAGTTCTCCCTGTATTTTTCTAAAGTAGTTGTGGAGAACCCTAAACTCTTAAGAAAATTTTGTAGGGATTTATGAAGCTTTGGTATATCTGATTCTACGGATTCCTCCTTTCTTGATTCCGCTGTGAGTGGTCTAGGGTTGTTGTGTAGGACCGTATACTCAATCATAAGATCAGTAGCGTTCTCTACTTCAGGGTTTTCTGCTAAGTATTCCGGAATGTTTTCAGTCCTAATAACTTCAACAGTGCCGTCAGGTTTATCAACTTCGGTATAGCCTTTTGCAAACTCTACTTCCATTGTACCATCATCGTACATCTTAACACGGCCATTGCCGGTCTCGGCAGCTAAATCATCAGCTACTTTTATAGCTGTAACGATTCTTGTTGTTGTG